GCGAAATGACAAACTAGAAGAATTATACCCAAGAACGTACACATACCGTGGAAGACAAAAGACCTGCTGCAAAGTGAAAGTCCTATTGTCACAGAGGGTATTAAGAAGCTGATCGAGCTAAACCCAGAGTGGGAAGTTACGATCTACGATGATGAAGAGGTAGACACATATTTACAGAAGAAGCTTGGTGACCAGTATCCGCTGATAGCCGACAAGCACATAGTACAGAAGAGTGACTTGTGGCGACTGATACTCTTGTTTGAAGAGGGCGGCCTGTACATAGACATAGACAGGTTTATTGATACACCACTGAATGACCTGATAGGGCCAAGCACACGATGGGTATTGCCGACTTGTAGAGATTATGACTTCTCGCATGACTTTATGATGACGGCTCCGGGCAACCCCGCATATCAAGTAGCGGCTAACCTGTACCTACAGAGGCTAAGAGACGGACACAACAGTATCTATTTCCTTGGCCCACAGACATATATGCATGCAATCACTCTGGTAGTGATGGGCGAAATGATAAATACAGACCCCGGCGAAGAGGTCTTTGAACAAATACGAGAGAAGTTAAACAGCGCCGGATTTATTAACACTTACCGAGAAGACCCGCCTTACAACACGATTGTGTATCGTAATGGCGCACTGGAGCTTAACTGGGAACAGGAGAAGCGGAAGTTTTATGCCGAGTCAGGCTTAAAGCACTGGTCAGGCGATTGGTAAGAGTATGAGAAGTGATCCACGTTTTTGTTCTGATAATGACCATAGGTGGCGTCGAGGTAGCTAACGATGACTGTCGTGAGGCTATGTGCTTCCGTAGTATCGACACCTGTAACGAGTTCGCCGCAAAACTAAGACAGCGAGGTTCACCCAGTACCTCTGTAGGGATCACAGCGTACTGCAAGCCAATACTGGTAGACCCGACTCAAGACGGGGTGAAAATCTACTAATGGCTGTTGCAGAGATAGGAATGCTCATTGCCGGAGCCAGAAAGGCGGTACAGTTTTGCGAAGCGGTGGCTGAGGCAAACGGTGATTTTCAGCAGTGTGTAGGTAAGATTCAGACCTTCTTTAACTGCGCTGATGCCATTAGAGAAGCGGAAGTAAAGGCCGAGAGTGGGGATTACTTCTCTCGTAACAGCCCAGAGGCTGAAGCTCTACAGAACCTAAATGCTCGCTACCAAATGGAGCAGATGGAAAATCAGCTCCGCACGTTGATCGTGTGGAATATGTCTGAGCAGCACTACAAGGACATGATGCGCGACAGAAAGCGCATACGAGAAAGAAGGATGGCACTCGCCAAAGCTAGGGCAGCCCGGCGTAAGATGATGATCGACGGCACGTTTGTGCTGGGGTGTGCGGCTTTTGCTATTGGCCTTATTGTGTATACAGCCGTTTTGATTATGGGATATGCGGACTGATGGAACTTACAGGACAAATCATATTTGACGGAGTAATCCTTATAGCGGGGTTTTTGGCTGCGTGGGCTTACACCCGCATATTTACATTGTTAGACAGGCTGGGCCAAGACCTTAAAGAGATACCTGAAAAATATGTTGCCAAGGATGACTACCGCGAGGACATTCGCGAAATCAAAGAGATGCTTGGTGCAATCTTCAAAAGATTAGAAGGAAAAGCTGACAAATGAAACTTGATCCGGTACTGCTGAATATGGCCTGTAGCTGGGCCATGAAGGCTTACAATGATAAGAACAAAGATACCATTAAGGTTGAAAACAAAGTTACGGGAGCTACGGCGTTTGTCATAAAGCGCAAGTCTATAGACGTTATTGCCTTCCGAGGCACTCAGAAAAAAGCAAACGATATCCTCACTGATATGCTTGTTATTCCAGTGCCGTATGTTGGAAGACTATGCCACGGTGGGTTCGTAGCCCAGCATGCCTCAATATGGGGCAAAATCAAAAAACATCTAGACCCCAAGAAACGTACCCTGATAACCGGACACAGCCTCGGTGGTGCGTTAGCGGAGCTGTCTGCGGCCAAGCTAAACGGTAAGCACGAGAACATAAACCTCATAACCTTTGGTAAGCCAAATGTCTTCTTCAAAGGTTTCAAGCGCCCAATGAAGCTCGATACTCAGATATCCTGTGTGCAGGGCAGCGATATGGTGGCTAGAGTCCCTCGACTCTGCTATGGCCCCTCTAAATCCCAAGATATGCTGTATTTCAGCAATACTGGCGGGACTTTTATAAACCCAGAGAAAAGTTTCCGTATAGCGGATCGAGGTGGTCTTAAAGACCGAGTTACCGATCATTTTATGGACGGCTACAAAGCATCGTTAACCCGTTTTCTTGAGGAGGAGAACAAATGAGAATCCTAGCTATTGCACTGCTTTTGACCCTTTCTAGCTGCACATCGGTGCAAGGTGTTATAGATAACAAAGAAATCTACTGCTCACAGTTCTACAAGGGTATTCGGGCCGTAGGTCGCTCTGCTCTGTCTGCTACTGCTGGCGTAGTAGTGCCTGATGTCTGCGACACTATTGACGATATTGTTGCGGAGGAAAACGCCGACGGCGTAGACAAAAGCGATAGCTGATCTTAGGTTAATCATCCAACTGGTGCTGCTATTCAAATGAAACTAGGCTCTCTGCTCAAATCTCTCGCTCCCACGGTAGCTTCTGCTGCTGGTGGGCCTATGGCTGGCATGGCAATCAAGATGGTTGCCAGTAAGATCGGCGTCCCAGATGCTGGGGTTGAGCAGATTGAGAAGATACTGGAGACGCAGCCCGAGAAGGCGGTGCTTGTAAAGCAGGCAGATACTGACTTCAAAGACCGGATTCGAGAGCTTGAGATTGACCTAGAGTCATTCAAGACTGAGGTCGAAGACCGAAAGGATGCTAGGCGCGTGTTTGGGGATGACCCGACACCGAAGATATTTGCCGTAATTAGCCTGCTGGGGTTCCTTGCTTATATCTTTATGGTCACTATACAGCCGCCTGACGCCAATGATGATGGGGTGGTGAACCTCGTGTTGGGATACCTCGGGGGCCTTGTTTCTGGTATTAGCGCGTTCTTCTTCTGCGGGTCTAATGGCAAGAATTGATATGGAAAAGCGGGTGAAGTGGTTACTAATGGCCGTCATGTGGCATATAAGTGCCCTGAGGGATACTGGACGCTGGGTATTGGGCGTAATGTAGACCCAGAAAACGGCATCGGGCTGTCTGACGAAGAAGTTGATTTTCTGCTCGAGAACGATATAGCCCGCGTAATCAAGGAGTTAGCTGCAGAATACCCGTGGTTTAACGACTTAGATGATGTTCGAAAAGATGCTATGATCGATATTGCCTTTAACCTCGGAGCAACGCGCCTGAGAGGGTTCAGGAAGGCACTGGCTGCTATGGAAGTGGCCGATTATGCAACTGCTGCAACTGAGTTTTTAGATTCTCGCTGGGCAAAACAGGTTGGTGGTCGGGCTTTAGAGCTTACAGACATGATTGCAACCGGCGAATACGTGGAATGATGCGATGGCTTATTTCAGATTGGCGTTGGCGCCCGGTATCGACAAACAGAACACTGAGTACGGTGCCGAAGGCGGCTGGACCGATTGCGACAACGTGCGCTTCCGTTACGGACTGCCCGAGAAAATAGGCGGCTGGGAAGAGTTTACTGACACCACATCAAACTACCTTGTAGGCAGACCTTCTGACATATTCACTTGGACGAGCTTGACTGGCATTCCGTATGTCATGATTGGCACGCACAAGAAGCTTTACATCAACACAGGTGGTGCATGGTATGACGTGACACCTATCCGAGTAACCACTGCAGCCGGGGACGTTACTTTCTCAGCATCTGCAGGCTCTGCGATCATTACGGTCACCGACGCCTCTCACGGTGCCTTTGACGGCGATTTTGTTACCTTTTCCGGCGCTGTTTCCCTTGGTGGCCAGATCACTGCTGATATCCTGAACAGCGAGTACGAGATTACTGAAATCTTAAACGCAGACACTTATACTATTACTGCCCCAGTCAATGCCGATGGGTCAGATACAGGTAATGGCGGTGCTTCTGTTGTGGGTGAGTATCAGATCAATACCGGCTCTGACATCAGCTTTTTCGACTTTGGCTGGGGCACTGGTACTTGGGGCGCTTCTACATGGGGCACACCCAGATCAGGCGTCACAGGAATCAGCCTTTCTGCACGGGTATGGCAGTTTGATAACTTCGGTGAAGATGTTATCTGTCAGCTGCAGGACGGCAAGACTTTCCGCTGGGATTTAAGTGCAGGCGTCAGCAGTCGCGCTTTTCAAGTCACCAACGCTCCGACAAAAAGCAAATTTGCCTTGGTGTCTACACCAGACAGGCATCTAGTCCTTTTTGGCACGGAGACCACTATTGGTGATGCGGCTACGCAGGACCCTATGTTTGTCCGATTCTCGGACCAAGAAGACATCAACACCTTTGTTGAAAGTGCGACCAATACTGCGGGCGGTCAGCGACTTACTGACGGTAATGAGATTGTGACGGCTATCCGATCTCGTGGTCAGATATTGATAATCAC